TACTATTCAATAATACTGGATGATAGGATTTTGTTGTCTTATCATAGTATAATACAAGTATTTCTCTTTCATTATTTTCCATTACTTCTTATCCCCCTTTGCAACTACAGTTGTTACCTTTGACCTATCTACATTTACAAAGGTTACATTCATAGCTCCTTGTTGGTTTCCTTCCCTATCAAATATGTTAAAGCCATACATTCTATTCAACTCTTGGATTGAAGTGAATATTACTCTATGCATTGCCTCACTAATACCATTAGTTTCTATCTTTTCTTTTGCTAATCTTATTTCCTCTAAAAGTATTCTTACACCTTTATCAAAATCATACATATCACCAAGTATTTCATTATTTCTTATTTCTTCAAATAATACTTGTAATCTTTTTATTACTCTTGGATTATTCTGTAATTCTTTTAGTAATCTGTTTTGATTAAATTGTTCATAAGTTCTTCTGTTAGGATATGCTTGTAACATTGCTTCTAATGGTTCCATTCCTTTAGAAACATTCATACAGAATTGTTCTTGCTCTTTTGATAATGCTTGATTTCTTACTTTCTTTGGAGCTTTTTCTTCTTTCTTTTCTGCCATCAGAATAACCTCCTCTTAACTATTTTACGAACTTCTTCTAAATGTAATTGATAACACTTTGGTCCATAACCTTGAACCTGGGATTGATAATTCTTTAATTTCTTACCACATCTTTTACATTTTAATTCTCTTTTGAATTCATATTTCTTTTCTATCTTCATAATATTACTCCTATCAACCATTCCCAAGCATATTGAGCTGGCATTCTACCACTTCTAATATCTTTATCAAGTTTATCTAAAGCCCATCTAATATCTAGTAAATCATTTTTAGTATATGGTACTCGATAATCTCTTATTTCTTTTACTCTACCCCAGTATTCTCCAGCGTTATATGCTCTTGTTCCACCATCCCACTTTCCATAGATTTTAAGATATATGAAAATGTTAACAGTGTTATATAGTTCAGGTATATAACTTAAGATATTACATTCATTCTTTTTTATGATGTTATAATATTCTGCTAGAAGATATGAATCTCTTGTTATAAATGCATCAGCAAATTGTTTAGGAGTAGGTATTTCTTTTCTATCCATAAACAAACAAGCATAAGTCATTGCATCTATAGCATCATCATGATTCTCCACATAATGATTATATTTGTTCATTTCCTCCACGATATTATTATACGAATTGAAACAATTGTATGCTATTCTCTTTGCGAAGTCTAATTTTATTTGATGGTTTTCTTTGTTAACATATTTAACAGCTATATCATTAGTTACATAATTAAAGGTAGTAATATAATCTTCAAATACTTTTTTGAATACACTCTTTTCTGGTATCTCATCATATATCAATACTACACAATGCTTTCTAGATAATTCAATAAGTCTTTCATATACCTTTTCTTTTTGTTTAAGATATTCCATATCATTGTATACAACATAAACTAATTTAAGTTGAAATAAACTCTTTTTCTCCAATTCCTTATAAAGGTCTTGAACACTTTCTAAATATTTAATATTACCGTATAATTCACCTATTTTTTGATAATATATCTTTCTTATTAAATTCTCCTCCCCAGTAAAGATGTATAGATTATTTACTACCCCATCTTTTAATTCTTTTTTCAAATCTACTAATGATTTCATTCTACCATCTCCATTAACATATTATGAATAAGCATCTTATAGTTACTTATTGCTATTTTATTCAGTTGATATAGGGTTTTTTCAATAGCCTTGATATATTTATATGAGCCATTTACTTTACTTACTATACCTGATTCTAATAGCTCTAAATAAATCTTTATCTTATCCACATCATCATTACTAGACCAAAACTTATTTGATATTGTTCCAATGTCTTCAAGTTTCATTCCCTTTAATATGGCATCAATAGTAAAATTAGATAACTTAATTAGTTCTTCTATATCCTGCCTTTCTTTATATTTTCTTAATATGGATGGAGTAATATCCATTTTATACTCGTTAATTAACGTATTTAACAAGTTTTCATCAAAAGACAGTATATTTATATAGTCTAATATGTTTTCTTTAGAATATGGTTGAATATTCATATTATATGCCCTTGATACTAATGTATCCAGGAAATTATATGCTGATGTGGTTACTACTATCTTTGTTCCTGCTGGTGTTTCCTCTGCTACTTTAAGTAATGCTGCTTTGGCTGCTGGGCTTGATTTTTCAAAGTCTTTGAAATGATAAACACAATTGTTATTATTTCTATCACTTGATTCTACCAAACCTCTTATTGTATCTACCTTATTATCTAATAACTTATAGTGCATACCATAATGGTTAGCAATATACTTTACTAAATAAGTTTTACCATAATGCTCTGGACCTCTTATTAAGATAAAAGTACTATTATCTATTTTTCCATTATCAATTAAATCTTTATTCTTTTCTTGTCCTACTAAATACATCTCTCAATCACCCAAGCTTCCAACAATACTTTAATATCCATCTTCGGTGCATTGATTACATTGTAAAGCTTTTGTGTATAATCTCTTATTTGATTAGTAATGTTTTTAGGACAACTTTCTAAAATATCATTCGGAAGATTAGATACGCTAGTATTATTTAGTATCAAATATTTTTGTAAGTTTAATAGAAATTCAAAATACATATTAAGTAATAATCCCATATCTATTCCACTCATAAAGAATTCATCTAACTTCTTAATTGCTGCTTCAGTATTCTTACTTAATAATAGTTTTGTAAAATCATATAATTCATATGGTGTTACCCCACTAGATAATACCTTAACCACATTTTCTAATGTTAACTTTTTACTATATTGTAAACATTTATCTAAAGTAGTAATGGCATCTCTCATACCACCTTGCGCTTGTTTTGCTATATAATCTACTGCGGCATCTTCATATTCAATATAATACTTTTCTCTTCTTTCTTTATCAGCCTGTACATCATTTAGTTGCCAAGAAGATTCAAATTCCATATTCTCACAATCAATTATGTATTTCAATCTTTTGATTATACCCTCTTTTGATATTCTTTGGAAGTTATATCTTTGTACCCTTGATAATATAGTTCTTGGAATCTTTTGTGGGTCTGTTGTACAGAAAATAAAGATTGTACTAGCTGGTGGTTCTTCTAATAACTTTAACATTGCTTGCCAAGCTGCATTTGATAATGAGTGGCATTCATCTATTATGTATATTTTATATTTACTATCTAATGATTTAAACTTACTATCATTGATAATCTTTCTTACATCATCAACACTATTATTTGAAGCTGCATCTAATTCTATTGGTTTACCTTTACCATCATTTATCATATCAGCTACTATTCTTGCACAAGTAGTTTTACCAGTACCAGCACCACCACAGAATAAATAAGCATTTCTAATATCATTATCTTTTATTTGATTTTCTATGATAGTTTTAATAGCGCCTTGTTCTGATACATCTTCAAATCTTTTTGGTCTATATTTATTTGCTAATGGTTGTGCCATTTATTATTCCTCCTCATCAGTTTCTTCTTCGATACCAAAGTATCCTAGTAATCTTTCTGTTGACATATAATAATGACCTCTTTGTGCTAATCTGGTTGTGAATACTCTTAATTGCCATCTTGTTTTAAAATAAGTATCTACTAACTCTTTACTAGCACCAGGTTTATCTGCTTTATATTCTATCAACAATCTAATAAGGTTTAAGTATTTATCTTTATTGATATTTAATGCAATTACCTCTTTACCTTTACTTGCATAGTCTAATGCTTCTTGTAAAGTAAATTGTTGCATCCCACCTTTATCTAATAAAGTTCTTTCAATCTTAACTGGTCTACCAACTCTTTTAAGTTGTTTCTTACAATAGGCTTCAGATATTTTCATAGATATCCACCTCCTCCTGGTTTTTGTATATTATAATCTCGATGGTCTTCATACCATCTATCTAAATACTTCTTTAATCTTTTAAACATAGGCATTAGTTCCATACCTTCATCATGGTAATAAACATGTACCTTTCCCTCTTTACCCTTTCTACCTAATTTAATATCATACATTTGTAATTCTGATATCAAAGGTTGTCGTTTAAAGTATAGAGTAAAACCACTACTATCTATAAGATGACCTATATCCCTCATGATTTTTTCCATTTGAGTAGTTTTAGGTACTGGTGATTCCATCAAATCTTTAAACATCTCGTTCATAGTTTTCCACCAAGAATTTCATCATCTTACTATCAATGATAAAATAATCCTTTCCATCCCCGAAGTCAAATCCAATAGCACATTCTAATTTACCCATTGAGAATTGTTCTTCTTTTAATTTCTCTAACCATTCTTTTTTAATAGATACAGATTTACAAGGAGATGTACTAGTTTTACATTCTACTAAAAATGCCATAGTTCTTACATCCCCTTTATAGAAATCTGTTGCTCCGCTATTTGCATTGACTTTACCATTCAATAATTTAGCAATTCTTTGTTCCTGTTCATAACTATATTTCCTGGTATTCATAATATTACCTCCTCATAGTTAATTATACGAAATCAATGCTTCTAACTTCTTGAATAATTCTTTGTTTTCTTTTATTACTTTTATAAGATTTGGTTTACCTTGAATCTTTTCATCATATAATACTTCTCCCGTATCAGGATTGATTATATCAAAGTAAGAACCTCTTTGTAATATTGCTCCCATTTGTATTAGTACATCTATAGTATCTGAAATATAATCTATACCTTCTAAATAATTTAATGTATAAAATCCTACTCTTCTATCACTTCTACAAACTTTGGATTTTTCTATTTTTACTTTTACTAAATTACCAGCTGGATTCTCTGCCCCTCTAGTTAATTCTTTGTTATTAACATCTATGAAATTTCCTTGTTGGAACATTAACCTTACAGAACAATTATGTTTGAATCCTCTTCCTCCTGGTGTTATGAATTCATTGTATGGATTATTTAAGTCTTCTCTTACTTGGTTAATCATAATACACATACAATTATATTTTCCAAGTAATGGTACTACTATATTACAAAACTTTGTAAGAGACATTGCTATTCCACCATATTGCTTTTTCTCTATATCTTCCTCGAATGCTGATTTACTAACTAATTGAGCTACACTATCTAAAACTATTAAACCTATTTCCCCAGTTTCAATTACTGTTCTCATAATTTCAAATATTTGTTCAGCATATTGCTCTTGTGGTTTAATAAGTAATAAGTCTTTTATATTAACTCCAAGTTTAGTAGCCCATTCAACATCGAAGGTATTTTCTGCATCAACAAAACAAACTCTTCTCTTTTCTGTTTTATTCTTTTTGGCTTCTTCAGCAAACTTTATTTGACATTGTTTTACCATATCTAAAGCAGTTGTAGTTTTACCACTTCTTTCAGCTCCGGCAAATTCTATCATTCTACCCATTGGTAAACCACCATACATCATATAATTTAGTCTTGGAGAACTAAATGGGACTTTCTCATATTTAATAAGTTCAGCATCATTACCATTAAAGGCAATTTCTTCTTTATACTCTTTGTTGATTTCTTTAATAATTGAATCTAATTTACTCATCTTCTTACCCCATTTCCTATCTGATATTCCATCATTCTGGCATCAAATATTCTTTTCAAACTATTAACCATTTCTTGAGCCATTTCTATCTTGGCTCTAATTAACTTATATGCTCTTTGATATATAATTTCATTGATGGCTTCATTTATTACTTGACCTTCTGCTGTAGTATTTTTATCAGCTACAGTACCAGTTGCTTTTTCTCTTGCAATATTGTAATTAGCCTTTCTAGTCATTTCTGCAATATCTTGTTTGATACCTACTGCCTCTTGACCTTCATTTACGAAGTATAGTATTGATGGTAATTGTGCTAATAAATCTTCTATCTCCTGGTTAGTAATCTTATCTTTACTTTGAAATATAGATTTACATGTTCCCATAACTTTATCAAGTTCTTGAGTAAAGTCTTTAGAAATATTAAATGCTATATCTTCAATCAATTTACTATTTTCCGAGATTTCCTGGTTTAATAACAAGTTTTCCTTCATCTACTTTTTCCTCCTTTGTCATGCGAATCATTTCACACATAACACATTCTATCTTACCACTCTTTTTATTTGGTAACCATAAACTAAAACGATGGCATTCAGGACATCTATGTTTAGGTTTTCTTCCGAAGGCTTGAGATAGAACTCTCTTATCGTTTTCATCCCTCATTTTCTTCGCTAGGTTTGACATCTTCTTTTTCCTCCTCCCCTATACCATAAACAAGTTTGAACCAATCATCAGCAGTCATTGTTATTAACCAAGGTCTATTATTCTTTCTATGTGCAACTATTGGTAAATCCCCTTTAACCTTGTTATCTCTTATTGCCTGGTCTATAGCATTATCTATATTCAAATGTTCAACCCTCTTAACTTCTATATGTATACCAGGTATTCCAACACAATCTGCTAAAGATTCTAATTCCTTTCCATTATATTGTGCAGTTCTTCTTACATCAAATCCTTTAGTTTTACAATAATTGGCAAATTCTCTTTCACCTGCAGCACCTTTCTGCTTACTGTTTATCATAAATAATCCTCCTATAAATGTTTAGAACACTCTTTCTTATATCTACAATACTCACATACTTTTGCTGATGGACCTGTTACTCTATCTTGTCCTCCGACAAAGTTAGGGTCTATATCTTTGTTAGTAATCTTTGGTGGTACTGTATCACTATTTACATATTCTTCACATTTCTTAATTTTATCTACAACCTTTACCCTCTTATCTTCTTCCGTAACATGATATAGAAATGATTTCTTATTACAGAAATTTCTATCTTCATATACGAATAATGTATCAGGTATACCAAAGTTTAATGAATAACAAGCTGCTTGTGTTTGATGCATTAGTTCTTCTTTTTCTCTTGAATTAAACTTTTGACTTACCTCTGTTTTATACTCAAATATAAAATACTTGTTTTCAGGTATATATTTGATTATACCATCGGTAAAGAAACTCATGTTATATCTTTTATTGAAACAGTGGGTTTCCATTCCTTTTTTCTCTTTTATTTCTATATCTACTAGGTTATGTTCTTTGACATAAGTTTCTACATCTATATATTCAAATTCCATTCCTAGTCCCTTCATCTCGTTTAACACCCTTTGTATTCTATCATGTCTATCGGTACCACTTTCACATATACCAATGAATGAAGGGTCTTTCTTTTCTTCCTCTGGTTCCACCCCTTTACGAGTGAAATACATTTGTCTCATACATATTAAGCTTGATGGTTTATAATAAATTGATGGCTTATAATCTGGTTCAAGTTTAACTATTGCCTCATTTATTCTTTTAAGAAATAAGGAGGCTACATTCTTACTAGCCTCCTCTTCTTTAATAAGGTTAGAGACTGAAAATAATCCCCTCGCCATTACTAATCCTCTAATAAAGCTGTTATTTGAATTATATCTTTTTGAACCATCTTAATAGCTCTATCATTATCTCCAAAGAAAATAGTTATATTATCATCAGGTAATACATCTAATTGTTCTTTAAGATTTTTAATATCAACTAAAGCATTAAATTCTACTAAACCATCCACTACTGCTTTTGAATACTTAATATCTTCTTGTACTGTTTCTTCTACTGAAGCAATACTCAATCTATCTTTCTTAAAGGTTAGGTTAATACCATTTCTATCAAAGTCTTTGATAAATAGTAATGCTCTATCTAGAATATCTAATAATTCTTTTTTACTTATGTCAGCATTATAAGTAAATGAAGAAGATAACATAGATTGAATTGCCTCTAATGGATAATTCTCTCTATCTTGTCCTATAACACTTTGAATGATATAATCATTATCAAATATTGTTAAGGTATTAGTATCTGATACATAATCTAATTTACCTTTTTCAATTCCTAATGACATTAAGATATTTCCTAACTCTCTACTAATGAATAGTTCTTTTGCTTTTAATGATTCAATATTTGGAACTGATGATACTTTAAATGCATCTGAAGCAATTATTTGTGCTGCTAGGTAATAGTTATTCATTTCTTTAGCATCAAATGAAGCAGGTATTGAAGATTTGGCAATTTCTAATCTTCTTGTTAATTCTTTAAAATCTATATCAATACCATTACCAGCTGGTTCCTTTATCTCTGGGAACTTAATTACTTCTCCACTTTCATCTATACCAATATCTAAATAGTATAGACCATTACCTTCAATTACTAAAGCATTACCATTCATATCAAATCCTATTTCAGGTGTTGTTATTTTATTAACTAGGTTAGTTAGTAATTGAACATCTACTACTACTCTCATTTCATCTGTTGTTTCTACCTTCTCTTTTATTTGGAAAGTAGTTCTTGTATCTGTAGTAGTAATACTTAAATAACCACCTTCTATTTTAACTTCAGTTAATATTGTTAGTGGTGAAAACTTATCTAAACTACAAACCTTAACGGCTTTGTTTAACATCTTCTGAATACTTTCAGTTTTAACTTTTATCATTTTCTTCCTCCTATTTTACATTTCTTGCCACTAGTTCAGCAGCTTTTCTTTCAAACTCGTTTCGAGCTTCTTTATCATTTCTTAAATCTTCAGTCATGAATGTTACATTGGTACTACCAGCAGCCTTAACCCCTCTTGCACTTACACATCCATGTTTCATATTAAGATTTACATATACTTCTGTTGACCCAGTTGCCAAAGAAATACATTCAGCTATATCAGATGCTAGTTTTTCTTGTAACTGTAATCTTTTAGAACACATTTCTACTATTCTATATAATTTACTTAATCCTAGTACTTTATATGTTCCATTTTCATTCTTAACTGGGATATAACCTATTACTGCAGAACCATCAAACATTAGTGCTAAATGATGTTCACAATGACTATATATATTTTCCTGATATATTGTTACAATAGGGTCATATCCTACTTCAAAGTTTTTGCTATACTTTTCAGCAATTTCTTTGTTTGTATATTCTTCTCCTTCTAGAAGTTCTTGCCAATAACCAGCAACTCTTCTTGGAGTTTCTTTTAATCCTTCTCTTTCAACATCTTGCCCCATTGCAATTAGTAATTGCTTTGTGGCTTCTTTTACTGCTTCGTAATTGAATTTCCCCATAATCTACACTCCTTGCTTATTACCCCATACTAAAGTATGAACTTGAGGTAATATAAATACTCTTTTCATATATGAATTAGCAACCATATTTATTAGTTTCTCATAATCTGATAAAACTCTTTTTGATATATCTCCAGCTTCAGTAGTATTGGTATTACCTACGCTTAAGTATAAATCAATATCAACGCCTTTTTCTCTATAATAATCTACTAAAGCATAATACTTCATTGCAAATTCAAAATCTTCTTCATTGAATACTGGTATTTTAATTGCTACCTTTTGTTTAACACTTAATAATAATTTCATATATTCATTAACTGTTTCATAAACATCTGGTTGTTTACTTGATGGTGCCTTTGGACTAATTACCAATAGGTCTACATCTAATAACCAATCAGGCATTCTACTTCCTTGTGTTTCTATATCCACAGTAATACCATTATCATGTAAGATATCTATTACTTGTTGGAAATCATATAAACAAGGATTACCACCAGTTAATACTACATTACTGCATTTATTATTATTACATTCTTGTATTAAAACTGCAGCTAATTCTTTTGTACCATATCTTTTAATAGAACCATCTATCTTCCAAGCGAATTTACTATCGCACCAAGCACATTTGAAATCGCATCCTGCTACCCTTACAAATAAAGTTTGCATTCCTACATGTGGTCCTTCGCCTTGTATTGTTGGACCAAAGATTTCAGCAACTGGAATCATTTATATTCACTCCTAACTCTTTCAATCTTTTTATAGTTTTATCTAAATCAGAAAGGAGCTGTTCCTTATTTGGAACATCCTCTCTTTTAGATAATGCTTTTAAATCTTCGTAATCTTCTAATAAGATTCTTATCTCGTTATTCATTTCCGAATAATGAAAGTTGTTCAGGTGCTATATAAGTTGCATAACTTGTACTAGTTTCCCATAGTTTAGCCTCTACAACTTTTACTCCTGGGTAACCATAATTATTTTGTAAAGATTGTTCAATCATTTCTGCATAATATTTTACCATATTCTCCGCAGTTGTATCGAATGGCATTCCTACGAATTTCAATTCATGCTTTTTAAGTACTTCTACAATGTCTTTTTCAATTTCAGATGGTTCTTTAGCATTATAGATATAACGATGGTCTGGAACTATTTCCTCCATACATTTTTTCAATTTCTTGAAATCAATTACCATACCCCATCCATCTGTTTGTGGACCTTGTACAGTAACCTCTAACTTATAGCTATGACCATGTAAGTTTCCACATCCACCATCATAACCTGGTAATAAATGTGCTGTTTCAAATTCAATATGTTTTGTAACTCTCATATACTTTCCTCCTTCACTATTATTATACGAATTACTTTTCTTTGATTAACTTATGTATGTTAATTATTACTAAAATACCATTTAGTAACCATACACTTAAGCTGCCAATCAATATTCCATAAATGATAAATAGAACTGCTCCTATTGTATCAAATATTCTTATTAACTTTTTACTATTCATTGCAAACGCTACTACTATAAATAATGTTGCAATGATTCCTAATACTTCTACCATCTACTCATATCCTCCCACGGATAAACAATCCATTCATCTTTCTTCTCATATTCGAAGTAATCGCAGAAACATTGGAATTCAGCTTCCTCTGCTAATTGATTATCTTTCATAAACATTGCTGTTATGAAATAATTCTTCTCATTCATTAAGTCAGAATACTTTTTCATTGTTATACCTGTATCAATAATATCATCAATGATAATACATCCAGGTACTGGATTCATTAGTATTGGTTTATCTATTTCATAAGATAATAAGGTTGCAAGTATTAAACCACCTCTTGGAAATGTAAATATTCCAGGACATTCATCTAAATGGAAGTATTCATCTTTTTTAAGTCTATCTACTAAATTATATAGATATTCTTTTACTTCCCACCATTGAACATATTTCTTCTTTAACATAATTACCTCCTAGAATAATGGCTTTCTTGTAATCTTATCTTCGTATTTATAATTGTTACAGAAGTCTAATATATAGTAAACATTTATTACTGTTCTATAAATATAACCTCTTTCTCCAGTTATTTG